CCCCAGAGGCCCCCCAAGCTGGCACCCCGCCCCCACCCAAGACATCCCCTGCTCTCATAACAAGGTCAATTTTTTAGGTTTCTTTAAACTACCAACATATTCCCAATTTATTTACCCCCCGCCCCCACAAAAGCACTTCCAAAATTTTTTTCCTGTGGTACATTCGGCAAATGCACAGCTCAATCAACTCAGATCAGCTGCTGCGTGAACTTGCTTTATCCATAGCGCGAAACGATGTGGGGGCTAAATTGCCGATCCACAGTGTTATTGCAGGAGAGGGCCTCACGCAGACAGAATACGATCAAATAGCAGCAAACCCCCAGTTCCAACGCTACTTGGAGGCGTATACGACTGAGCTAAAGGACAATGGGTTCTCCTTTTCAGCCAAAAGCAGGGTACTTGCGGAAGATTTGCTGCCAGTTGCGTACCACATGGCTAAAGACCCAGACGTTCCAGCCGCTACAAGGGCGAAAATGATCGAAAATCTGGTCGATTGGGCCGATTTGAAGCCAAAAAACAACGGAATTTCCACTGCTGGGCCGGGTTTTTCGATCACAATTAACCTCCCAAGCACCCCTAATTCAGCCCCAAAAACGCTGGTTTTGGAGGCAGAACCACAAGAAATTGTCGAAAAAGCTCTTCCGCAGCCTATTTTGCTGGTCGAAGGCGATGAGTACGAGTACGCAGGGGATGACTATCTATGAGCGTTAACTACACTCCGGTGCCTAGCGTAACGCCCTACATTCTCAGCGACAAGTTTCAAAGTTTCATCGTCGGGCCAGTGGGCTCCACCAAGACGACTGCGTCTCTCATGAAGATACCCATTGAGGCACGGAAGATTGCACCGTGTGTAGACGGCATCCGCAGGTCTCGTTGTGCAGTCGTGCGGAACACGCGGCAGATGCTGCTGGACTCGACCATCAAGGACTTCTTGGCGTTGTTCCCAGAGGGGCAGGCCGGTGTCTACCACCGCACAGAGCTACGGTTCACCCTGAAGTTCGATGATGTAGAGTGCGACATTTTGTTCCGGGGGCTGGACGATGCCAACGACGTGCGGCGGCTCCTCTCGCTACAGTTGTCCTTTGCCATGGTGGACGAGTTGCGGGAGATCAACTCGGACGTGTTCGACGCGCTGACCGGACGACTGGGACGCTATCCCAACGGGATGATGGTGCCGCACCGGCCACAGTGGGGGGTTGACGATAAGGGTAATCCCGTACAGGGATGCGTCGATGACAACGGCGTGCAGATGAAGAAAGTCTGGGGCGCGACCAACCCGCCTGACCTCGACGCACACTGGGAGCAGTACCTCACCAACGCAGACCCAGAGAAGGTGCATGTGACGATACAGCCGAGCGGCTTGTCCGAGGAAGCTGACTGGGTGCAGCACTTGCCATCGCGCTACTACGAGGACTTGTGTGAGGGCAAGAGTGAAGACTGGGTGGACGTGTATGTCCACGGCAAATGGGGCAAGAGTCTCTCGGGCTTGCCGGTGTATGACAAGACGTTCACATCGGACTTTCACGTCGCCAAAGAGAACATCAAGCCGATACAGAATGCCGACTATCCCATCACCATCGGACTGGACTTTGGACGCACACCATCGGCTGTCTTTATGCAGCGAGACCCGCGTGGTCGGGTACTGGTGCTTAGTGAGATCACCAGCGAGAACATGGGCATCGAGACGTTTATCACCACGAAACTCAACCCACACATATCCAACACATACCAAGGGTATCAGTTCATCGTTGCGCCTGACCCAGCGGGGTTTATGAAGCAGCAGCTTAACGAGATGACGCTGGTGGATGCGCTCAAGAACGCTGGGTTTAAGTGCGTGAAGCCGCCGACCAACGACCCGGATAAACGCATCGCGGCAGTCGAGCGCCTGCTCGCCCAGCAGCTGGAGGGCAAGGCGATGTACCTCATCGACCCACGGTGCAGTATGCTCATCAAGGGCTTCAGGTCTGGATACCGGTATCGGGTCAAGAAAAGTGGCGAGATGGAAGACAAGCCGGACAAGAACGAGTGGTCACACGTGCATGACGCCAATCAGTACGGCTGCGCGGTTATCGACATGAACATCCGTGGTTTTGGCTTGGCGCAAGGCCGGCGGGAGATTAAGAAGTCCAGTTACGCCTATACTTGACCGCCACCCCTGCGGGGGTACAATCAAATTTAATTTCCTCTTGGAGCCACAATGGCAACAGGCATCGCGCTTATACCCGTCGCTCGCAGTTCTGATCTGGAACGAGAGTCGCAAAAACGCAACACTGAGATGCAGGCCACTCCTGTTATTCAGGGTTTGGCTGCTCACGCTCGCAAACGCTGGGAATCTGCCCGTGAGGCGAAGCGGACGATTGAGGAGAGAATGCTACAGTGCCTGCGCCAGCGCAATGGCGAGTACGACCCCGACAAGCTCGCTGAGATTAAGCGCCAAGGCGGCTCAGAAATTTACATCCAGCTTACATCCGTGAAATGCCGCGCTGCCACAAGCTGGCTGCGGGATACCCTGCTGGGAGTAGGCTCAGACAGGCCGTGGAGCCTTGAGGCTACGCCAGAACCCACCCTCCCACCCGAGTTGATGCAAGAACTTATGGCGAGCATGCAGCAGCAGTTGCAGGCCATCATGGAGCAGGGCGAAGTTCCGCCAGACGCTGTACAGCTACGCGAAGCCGCCATGCAGATGAAAGACGCGATGATGCGCAAGCTGCGGGAAGAAGCCAACGAGCGCGTTGACCGTATGGAACTGAAGATGGAAGACCAGCTTATCGAAGGTGGTTGGACAGACGCGCTAAATGCGTTCTTGGATGACGTAGTGACGTTCCCGTACGCTGTGATGAAGGGCCCAGTCAAGCGCAAGCGCAAGACCTTGGCTTGGCAAAATGGTGAGTTGGTTCCAGCAGAAGAGATTCGCAACGAGTGGGAGCGTGTTGACCCGTTCATGCTCTACTGGGCACCATGGTGTTCAGACATCCAAGACGGCTTCATCGTTGAGCGTCACCGCATGACACGCGAAGACCTGCAAGCCCTGATGGGTGTGCCGGGTTACAACGACGACGCCATTCGCGCCGTGCTCAATAGCTTTGACTCGGGCAACCTGAACGAGTGGCTCTGGACAGACAGCGCTCAAGCTACAGCCGAAGGCAAGGACACCACACAGACCATCTTTACGACAGACCTGATCGACGCCTTGCAGATGTGGGACAGCGTCAAGGGCAGCGATTTGCTCACTTGGGGCCTGTCGAAGAAAGAGATTCCAGACCCAGACCTTAACTACCCATGCGAAGTGTGGTTGGTGGGCTCTACCGTCATTCGCGCCGTGCTGAACTATGACCCGTTGGGCCGTAAGCCGTACTACGTGACTTCCTACGAGAAAGTCCCCGGCGCTGTCGCCGGTAAGGGCGTGGCCGACCTGTGCCGCGACTCCCAGAACATGGTGAACGCCGCTGCTCGCAGTTTGGCAAACAACATGGGTATTAGCTCTGGCCCACAGGTTGGTGTCAATGTGTCACGCCTGCCACCGGGCGAAGACATCACCGAGATGTACCCATGGAAAATTTGGCAGTTCCAGAGTTCGGAGTTCAACGACGGCTCGCAGCCTCTGACATTCTTCCAGCCTAGCAGCAACGCCAACGAACTCATGGCCGTGTTCGAGAAATTCTCCGCACGCGCTGACGAAGACACGATGATTCCACGGTACATGACTGGCGAGAGTTCTCCGGGCGCTGGCCGTACGTCGTCTGGCTTGTCCATGCTGATTTCTAATGCCGGAAAAGGTATAAAACAGGTTATCAGCAATATCGACCGCGCTGTTATAGTGCCGTCTATCGAGCGCTTGTACCAAGACAATCTGCGCTACAGCAAAGACCCAGACCTCATCGGAGACGTTAAAGCCGTTGCCAAGGGAGCTACCAGCTTGGTGGTCAAGGAAGCTGAAGCAGTGCGCCGTAACGAGTTCCTACAGATCGTTCTCAATAGCCCAGTGGCCCAGCAGATCGTCGGCATGGATGGAGCGGCAGAATTGCTGCGCGAACAGGCTCGTAACCTAAGCGGTAACGTGAACCGCATCGTTCCTGACCGCCCGACTCTGACGGCTATGCAGAACCTGCAACAGCAGAACGCCCAGCTTCAGGAGCAGATAAATGTCATGATGGGCGAACTACAAGGGGCTGCACAAGGCGGCGCTCCCGGCATGACACAAGGCCCAGCGCCGAAGAATATGTTGCCTGATGGCAGTCAAGTGGGTGGCCGTGAAGGCAATATGGTTTCTGCAAGGCCAAACGGTATTTGACATTTTTCCTAATTGTTGTATAGAATCCACACATGAAGATTTTCGTAGGCCAAAAGCCTGACCGGCAGCACATGCAAGCGTTAATTCGCTGCAAGCTGCAAGAAAACGAGCAGTTGCTCATGTTGTTCAAGATGAAACTAGAGGAAACTAAAAATTCCTTAATGGTTGCAGAAGAACCACATCGAATACACCGGCTCCAAGGTCAGGCCCAAGTCTTATCAGATTTCCTCGAAGCGGTTGAAAAATCGGTAGAGGTTTTCGAGCGGATCAAATGATCCGCATTTTTGTAAATCCGAGCAAACCATTATGTGGACGGCAGACCGAAGTAGGAGCCCTAAGCAGAGTTGGAGCCCAAGGAGAATTGAATGGCATTGCCAAGACAAGTAGAAGCTCAGTTACGTGAACTGGAAGCACTGGAAAAGCAGTTAGCCGACGAACAGAATCCTGCACCCGCAGTACCTGAGCAGAAGCCGACAGAGCCTCCCCAAGACCCACAGCCCGCGCCCACAGAGCCAAAGCCTGTTGAGCCAACGCCGACACCGACTGAACCAGTCGTGGCGGATGAGAAATGGGAGCAGAAGTACAAAACCCTTAAGGGTATGTACGACGCCGAAGTTCCTCGCTTGCATGCTGATATGCGTGATCTCAAGGCCCAGATGGATAACCTCCGTAAAGCCGCAGAGACCAAGCCTGTTGAGCAAGCAAAGCCCAAAACTGCTGAGAAGTTGGTGACTGATGCTGATGTTGAAGCATTTGGTTCGGACTTAATCGAAGTCCAGCGCAAAGTTGCCCGCGAAGTGGCAGCAGAGTTTCGTGGTGAGCTAGATACCATGCGTGCCGAGAATGAGAAACTGCGAGAGCAGTTGACCAGCACTGGTACCCAAGTATCTGAAGCAAGTTTTGAGCAGCGCCTGTACCGTATGGTGCCGGACTTTGAAGCAGTTAATGTCGACCCTAAGTGGATCGCTTGGCTGAACGAAGTTGACCCGTTGCTCCGAGCCCCCCGAGCTTCTGTTGCACAGCAAGCGTTCAACCGAGGCGACGCTGAAGGAGTAGCACACTACGTTTCCCTGTTTAGACAGGGTAGTAAATCCGTAGAGCCCACTGCCGACAAAACCAATGAGCTTGAACTTCAAATTCAGCCGAATAGGAGCGCTACGAGCACCCCGCCTAACTCACAAAAAGGCAAGGTCTACACCAACGCAGACATTGAAAAAATGTTCCGCAAGGCTACTGATCTGGGTATCCGAGGGCAAACCGACGCGGCAAAGAAACTTGAAGCTGAAATTGACGCAGCGTTCATGGAAGGTCGCGTAACTGCGTGATCCATGGGCAAAGTATCTACCCCAACCTGTTTAATTTTTAGGAGGCCAAAATGGCTGCTATTTATCCCGTCCAATCGCCGTTCAATACGAACCCTTCGTATTCCGGCGCGTTTATCCCCACCCTGTGGTCTGGCAAGCTGCTTGCCAAGTTCTACCAGAACACCATGCTGTCGGAAATCGCTAACACCGATTACGAAGGCGAGTTGAAGAATCAAGGCGATACCATCCGTATCCGTCTGGCTCCTTCAATCAGCATCTCCGACTACACCGTTGGTCAGAACTTGTCGTACGAAGTTCCAACGCCTATCTTCCAAGATATGCAAGTGAACAAGGGCAAGTACTTTGGCGTGCAAGTCAATGACGTTCTGGCTTATCAGTCGGACATGAACTTGATGAACATGTTCACCGAAGACGCCGCCAAGCAGCTGAAGATTCAGATTGAGAACGAAGTGTTCTTCAATTGCATGATTACTGAAGGCCCTGTTGCTGCCAACGAAGGTGCTACCGCTGGTGCTATTTCTGCTTCCTACAACTTGGGCACCGACGTTACGCCGATTGACCAAGCTACGCCTGAAAACGTGCTGAAGGGTATCCTGCGCATGGCCTCAGCGCTGGACGAGCAGAACGTGCCTGAAGATGGCCGTTGGTTGATTATCAGCCCGTTCGACCGTCAACTGCTGATGCAATCCAACATCGCTCAAGCCTACTTCACTGGCGACCCACAGTCGACCATCCGTAGCGGCAAGATCGGTATGCTGGATCGCTTCACTGTGTACGTGTCTAACCTGCTGCCAAAGGGCGAAGCTGGCAAAGCACTGGTCGCTGGTCTGTCCGCCACTTCTTCTGGCGGCGCTGTGACCAACGCTAAGGCCCGTCGTACCATGGTCGCTGGCACTAAGGCAGCAATGTCCTTCGCCTTGACCGTGAACAAGACTGAGCCACTGCGCAATCAGACTGACTTCGGCGATATCGTCCGTGGTCTGGCTGTGTACGGTCGCAAGACTGTCAAGCCTGAAGCTCTGGTTCTGGCTCAGGTCGGTTCGGCTAGCTAATTAACCGGGGGCTTCGGCCCCCGTTTTACTTCTTAATTTTTGGAGAT